CCCATTTATAGTGCTTAATGCACCATAACGATCAATTGAATCGATCGCCACGATGATCCATTACTGGACCATCGTCCACCCTCGATCAAGCCTAGTTCGTCGAGAGACGAACCGGACAGGGATCTCGCCACTACCAGCCCTCTCAAGAGAGAGGACTGACTCAAGAATGTGATTCCAATCACAATCATTGATCTTATGGTCTTTGAACTTGAGCCGCCACACCCGATTCGCAAACCAATGCAATCCAGTATGCCAAAAAGCATCCCGGAACGCATCGCAAGCAAACGGAGTATACTCAGCAATCCCCCCATGGTCAGAGTTATTCGTAAAGAATACTTCTTTTCCATGTTGGGACCAAAGAGTGTACCTTAAGTGAGCGTAAGCAGTGGAAGAGGCTCTATCGTATCCAGCAATACGTAAACGCATTGCTATGTCCGATAGGGCCTGTAGCCCCGTTAGGTGTTCGGCATTGAAATCAGTCTTCCATCGAACTGGAGTGACGTTGACGCCTTTAAAAGCATCAACACCACACGATTCGCGGAAATGACTACGCCAAAAGGATTTATTCCTATTGACGACCAAACCAAATGATTCGAGATCGTTTATAACGCCCTCGACGCACGCGGTAGGGACTTCTAAGTCGTCACCGAACACAAATACAGCACCGGGTTGACGAAACCCTTGGCGCTGCAATGATGCCACACAAATGGCCCAGAAGACCACACTCTGCACAGGAAACGTGGTTGCGTTCCCCATAGGAGCGTAGCTGTATATATTATCGTCAAGTGGCTGAAAATTCAGCTGCTTATCGACAACATATTTCTGTGCCCGACAACATCCGAACCACTTGTACTTCCTCCCAAAGAGGACTTGTACAAGAGACTCAGATATACGATCAGACGCTTCCTTCATATCAAGCGTGGCATAACGCCTCGACTTGCTACTTAAGAGAGCTATCTTACCGTTTACTGATTGGTCATCGAAGTGTATATGGTTTTTAGGCCATGGACCCATCGAATACCGTTGAAGCGAGATAGCTCGCTCCAGCTCGCGGCGTAAACCCTGCTGAATCCAAATGGCTTCAGATGGATGAACACATATAAGGCGCGGCCCGCGGCTGTCCTTAGGGACAGCTACAAGCCTCGCCGTAATATGTTCAACGTCAGCTGCATCCGACCAGCTTTCGGCATGGTCTCTATTAGCATAGAGGCAATACCAATCGCTATACGGATACAGGTACTCTATTGAAGAGTATCTGTGCATCCACTTCTCTTTAGATGTGGTAACTGCGCCGGGACCGTGGCTAGGTATGATCCTATACTCACGAACTCGACTCAGAACAGACTGACAATGTCTACGAGCACTGTCCAGTAGGACGGGACTAACTCTTGCGAGATTATTCCCAAACTCCTGAGCAGCACGATTAACACGATCAAAAGCGTTAAGCGCTTCCGTCGTTGTATTTTGGTCATGTGTGACACTGGCTTTATAGCTAAACAGAAGAAGCTGTCGTAACAGACGTAGCATATTCGCATCCACTAAGGAGGCGACTACCAGTCTGTGCAACGGTGGTGGAACAAGATCTAATACGGCTGGAATGCCGTCCTCGATCCATTGCAACACCTGCTTCTCTAGCTTCGGAGCTTCGTGAAGACTCCAATGCAGCCCTAAATAAGATCCTCGTATTTCAGAGAATCCAGATTGAGATGCTACATCAGCTAGCAGGCTAACGAATGTATGTTCTATAATATGCATTCTAATGAGATCACCAAGCCTATCTGCGACGATTTCGGCTCACTAGTTTTGTGAGCTCGGAGTCCCGCTGGATAACTCTAGTTAGAGTTGGCCAGCGAGAACGTTAACAACAAAATTCGCGTCCGCGACAACCGCCTTAAACGTAGCGACAACATTGTCGACCTGCGCTTGAGTAGCTGTCTTTGGAACCGCGATGACGAAGTATGCAGAAGTAACAATCTCCTGCAATGCAGCGTCCGTATCCGTGCGATCAACACGACCGGTAAAACGTCGGCCCGCCACTTTCGTGGCAGAATCAACGTAATCCTGGCCCTTGATGATCAAATTGTCCGGGGTGTTAATTCCCCGAGCAATTGATTGGCGAGATGAACCCTTGTCAGGGTCATCCCACTGTTTCGCGAATACGATTGTATTAAACGTCAGATCGGCGTTCATGGTGATTTTATTGTTTATACTGGATTAACTGTTTACTGTGCGTAGGTAACTAATCAACGTTGCTGCAGACACGACTTGAAGTCGGCTGCGGTAGTTGATCGGGTGCTTGCCATGTGCTTTACAGCATGGGACAAGCTCCCGAATTGTTTGAATAAACCCTTGAGGGGTCATTCTAGCAATCCAGCTCCTAGACAGGGAGGTATTGTTCGACAGGAATGCCGTTACGGCTTCAAACGCGACATTATAGTCGCTATTTGAGGCCTCATGGCGGATCATGCTGAACATAGTGTCATCATACTCGAATTGCAGAGCTACATAATAATGTAGTGCTGCGTCGATTATAATTTGACCGGCCGAGAAGTCATCCTGGTGATCGCCTAAAAGGCAAGCACTAAGATAACTAGAACTGTCTAGACGTTGGTTATTAGTTTTCATATGAATCCTACTAACTAGCGATACGCACAATAACACCTAACGTTTTGCCCTCAACTTTGAAAGTTGTTGAAGGATCAGAGCGGCAGAGATGCCGGCCTGACTTTTTCCAAAACGCACGTTTGCAGTCGGTAATGTTACCGAAGCAGACACAGGAGTCCTCTCGTAGTGCTTGTAATCTGTGGTGCCTACTGGGTCGTCATACAGAACCGAACCATCACAAGGTGAAAACCTTGAGAAGAACGTATCTGTTGCGACACCATAACTAAGGGACCTCGTAAAACTGACAATCTCGTAGGGCGAATGCCCTACCATCTTGTCTAGTCCACGAAGTACACCTCGGAGGTCAACGAACCAATCTACGACGAAAGAGAAGGGAACCTTCTCCCAAGCAAGACTAGCCGGTGATGTAGCAAACCGCTTCATGAAGAGATCGAGTTTAGAGAAAATCTCTGTTCGATATCTCATGCGCGGGCGAACCGTCAAAACGTAACGAACCTCAGGAGTCGCAGTAATGCGACCCTGAGAACTCTTCTTCCAGACCACATAGTTGTTAAGACTAGAGGTCTGAAGGAAGGGCGTGTAGAACATAGTCGGGCGAGCAACAATGCTCACTCGATGTTTGTCCCCGTCTTCGTGACGCGATATGTCATTAGCCAACTTTGGCAAGTAGCGGTGGACGTTTTCCATATCGGAGATGATCGGTGAGACACCGAATCTCCAAGCAAGAAACGCTCCGCTGGCTGTCTTGACAACCTTCCGAAGTCTACCCCACTGGTATGCCATCTCTGGTATACAAGTTGATAGGCTTTTAATGGAAGGCCATACTTGATTAGCTTCGATTAAGTTGAGGAGGATATCGGCCTTTAGGCCCATAGCCCGCTCAAGAACTGTCTCTTTGAGAGATGATTCATTAATCGCTGTCATATCTAGTAGCCAGCCTTGCGGCTGGAGTGGCGTGGTCTGAGGATTTACATCCCAAGAACCCGTCATCTGCGGATGGTAGAATGCCGCGTTCAGATACGTACGCCAATTAGGCGTAGGCTCTGAGGAGACACCAAACCCAGGAGCGCCTGTCGGAGGAGGATAACCGCTAACTGCTTGCACTTCGCCATTAGAACGAGCAATGCTCGTTTTATAACGTCTGTGCCAACAGCTATGCGGAATCTTTAACCCGAGGCCATCTTGGATACACTCAGCTAACTGATCTGTGATCGTCAATGGAAACGATCGGGATACAATCCCGACCGTTGCATGGCCGTTACACCAGTTGTTGCTAACATTTTGGTTAGCAGCTGACATAGGGCCAATCGTTCCTAACGCAATACTACGTGATCGTGTTCTCATCTGAGATTAAA